GCCGGTATTCACCTGGGCTACGGTGGTTCCCGGATAATGAGTACCTTGTTTCGGCCTAGCGCGGCGACGGATCGCACGCTAACTGCCGTCGCGCTAGCGCTGAAACTCGTAGGCAGGGAACTGCGCAACTAGATCAACCGCGCAACCCGCGCCGAACTCAACCCGATACGGCGCGAAGCTATCAGCTACTACGCCACAAGCAAGATGGACAAGCTCGTGCTAGCCAAAGGCGCACGAGTGAAACCCGGAAACCCTACAGTGCTCACCGCTGCAACCTCCAAGAGGGCACTCTCAGGCGGCTTAGTGCCAAACGAAGATGCACGGATCTGGGAATTCGGCACTCCACAAAGACAAGAGTTTGTGGGATATGAGCGGAAGAACCGCACCGGCTCGGGAACTCACACGGTGAACCGGCGCACCAAACGCCAACTTCCCTACATTAACAAAGGCCGCGTTGTGTACGCCGCCGCCGCTGAATCGCTGCCACGGATCACAAGCCTCTGGGTGCAAACCATTGTCCGCAGAATCTACGAAGCTCACGAAAAGAGGTAATCCGCATGGCTATCAATATCGACGTCATTACCGACGTATCGCAAGTCGTCTCGGATACCAAGACCCTTGCCGACCGCTACGACGATGTAAAAGACACGCTTAAAGACGTAGCCAAGCAAGGCACCGACGCAGGGCGTGAGCTCGAAAAGAGCTTTGAGCAGGGCGAAAAATCAGCCGACAAGCTCACCGATAAAACCGACGAAGCCAAAAAGGAAATCGAAGACCTCGGCGACTCCGGTAAAGACGCAGGGCGTGAGCTTGAAAAAGGGCTCGAAAAGGGCGAAGACGCAGCCAAAGAACTAGACCGAAAAGCCGATGACGCTTTCGATTCGATCTCCAAGAATGCCAAGAAATCAGGCAAGGATATTGGCAAGTCCACAAAAGACGGATTCAGGGAAGCAAGCGAAGGCGTAGAGGAATTCGGCGACGAAGCCAAGAGCACCGCTAAGGAAAGCGCAGCCTCTTTCGACGGCTCAGCAGACTCGATTCTTGACGCATTCCAAGAGGTTGCCGCTAATGCCTTCGTAGGATTTGGACCGGCTGGAATGATCGCAGGTTTAGCCGCTGCCGCAGGCATTGGCATTGCCGTGGCCAAGACGCAAGAGGGCGCGGAAGAGGCCACGGAATTGCAACAAGCAACGGTGGATCTCGCAGCCAAGTTCGAAGAGGCCGGTGGGCGCATCGAAGATGTGGACGTCGCCGGGATCATCCGCGATTGGGGGCGCGAAGTTCTCGAAGATAACTGGATGACTTTTTGGGTAGACGAATCAACTACCAATTTCCAGAAAACCGCAGAGATCGCCAAAAAGGCCGGTGTAGACGTTAGCGACGCGATTCGCGGTATGAAAGGCACTGCCGAAGACTCGCAAGGATTCTTAGACGGCACCGCCGAAGAATGGGAACGCCTGGGCGAAGTGATCCAAGAGGGCACAAGCTACACCGCCGACGGTATCCCCATTATGAATCAGGCGGCACGCGCTGCCGATGACCAGCGCAAGGCGCTTGGGGAATTGCGCGACGGTTCGCAAGAGAACATGGACACCACAGCCGAAGCAATCGAAATCTACGGCATCGAACGCGACGTACTGGGCGAAACCGAAGAGGCCGCGCAAGCCGCAGCCGATGCAATCCGCGATAAGGCCGATGCATCCTCGGAAGCCGCAGGAAACGCAATGGACGTGGTAGAGGCCGAAAACTCATATATCGAGACGCTGCAAGAGGTCAATAAATCCGTCAAAGAGAACGGTGAAACCCTCTCGGCCAACAGCGAGAAAGGCCGCGAAAACCGGCAAAGCCTCGTGGATCTTGCTTCCGCTGCCAACGACTACCGCGACGGCATGATCTCTGCCGGGGATAGCACGAGCTCTGTAACTTCCCATGTGCAGGCGTCGCGGGAAGCCTTTATAGCCGCAGCCGAAGCCGCAGGCATGGGCGCAAAAGAGGCCGGGGAACTTGCCACAAGCTACGGACTCATACCGGGCAATGTCGAAACTCAGGTAGCAGCCTATGGCACCGAAGAGGCCAAAGCGGAAATCGAATCAATCCCCGAAGCCAAAGACACTGAAGTAACGACCACCGAAACCGGCGCTTCCGAAGCTCAGGAAAAAATCAGCAGCATCGACGGCGGCGAAGTTCCCCTAGACGTAACGGACGGCGGCAGCACCGATCAAGTTGCAGCGAAGGTGGAAGGCATCAAAGGCCGCGACGTCGAAATAAAAGTTATCGACAAGGGCACCGCCGATAAGGTGCAATCCCAAATCGACGGCATCAAAGGCCGCGACGTCGGCATTAATCTGCGCATTGATAACGCCGCCTCGATAGCCGCCGAAATCGACCGCATCACAAGGCCGCGCAGCATGAGTGTGACCGTGAACCAACGAAGAGGAACGAGCGTAACGCCATGAGCTCATTCACCGTAACGCCGTCGCTTTCAACTGCCGTGATGACTATAAAAATCAATCACGATGTGACGGTAACCGGGGTGGAACGCGCCGACGCCAACGGAACTAGGCCGGTGCGAACGCGTGGGGTATTCCCCGTGTCCGGGGCTGGAAGCTTCAGCATTGCCGACTACGAAGCCGCGCTTAGTGGCCGTGTGGTATACCGCGTGTTTCTCACCTCTGGAACGCTCACGGTGGACACAACTTTTGATTCGCCAAGCCGTGTGCAGTCTCCCCGGTTCATCCTCCCCACCGTGCCGCAACACTCGGTAGCCGTCGATAACGTCATGTCCTACGACGAAGAGCAGCAGACCGGCTCGACCATACACGAAGTGATCGACCGGCCAGACCCCCTAGTGATCCTCGGGAAGCTCCGCACGCGGCGCGGAAACCTCGAAATGGTGATTGATTCATACCGGGAAACCCGCGCGTTGCGCAGCGTGCTTTATGAGGGATCGGTAGTCCTTTTCAGGCAAACCGAAAACGCGGGGCAAGACGTCTATTTTGTTCCTCTGAATTACAAGTGTGTTGCCGATCCGGATTCGGACACTTGGCGTGTCACGGTGGGATTTGTCGAAGTGGATTATCCAACGGGAAATATCCGCAGCACTGCCGGGTGGACATTCACCGCGCTCAAAACAGATCAAGCATCATTTAGCGACGTGGCGCGAAACTACGAAACGTTCGTAAATCTTGAAGTGAAGGAAAAACGGTAATGCCTGGACTCTACTCAGACAAAGCTATTGCCGCGCTGCCGCAGCCGCTCACGCACCTTTACAGCGTCATGGCCTACCCGGTGACCGGCGAACCATTCCCCGTGCATATCGACGGCGAAGGGCTAAGCGTCACGTTCTCCGAAGATTGGTCACCACACGTTCAGGCTGACATTACAGCGGTAGTTCCGATCTCTGACGAACAGCTAGACGCGCTCGACGCTCGCAAGCTCTGCCGCTTGGAAATCCATGCCGGGTACAAATACCCCGATTTGCAAGAGGACGTGCAGCCGCTTGCAAATCTCATGCTCAATGATCGACGCGTTGGCAGACCGGGCAACACGATGAAACTCGAAGCATCATCTGATGAAACCCGCGCACAAGATCGCAAGCGCACAGATGCTAGCGGCGTGCCAGTTTTTGAAGGTGTGAACGCGCTAGTTGCATGGGCAGCAGGGTGGGCTATGTACCCCGAAACGCCGACCATTCAAAGCGTTGTGGCATCCAATTTTGGCGCCGCCGCACTGAAAGATCTTGATCTCGAAATCGGATCTTCGTGGTGGGATCTTATCGCCGAAGTAGCCAACCGCACGTCATTGTGGATTTATTGCGACGAAACTCGCAAGTGGCGCGTACGTGGCCGGGTAGGTGTGAACAGCACAGTGAACCATCATCTCGCGGTGGGGAAGAACGGAACGATCCTTGTCTCTGACTCTTCACTCAATCGTGACGAATGGGCGAATCACGTCATCATCAAATACGCATTCACCGTGCCTAAGCCGACCGCCGAAGACCCCAAAGCAACAGAGGATAAAACGATCTACGGGCGTGCCTACGTGAGCGGCGGCGAGTTTTCAGTCAACACGGTGGGCTACAAAATGCACTACGAAACCCGCGAAACCAAAACCAGCCAAACTTACGCGAACCGCTCAGCGGAGAACGTACTGAAAAACCTAGTCACTCGTGGCCGTGAGCTAACCATAGAAGCCGCTGCCGCGTACTGGCTCAGGCCGGGGCACACAATCACCGTTCAGCTAAGCACAGGGGCGGTGCAAAAGCTGATTGTGAGCTCAATAACCTTCAACCCACCACGGGGAACCATGACGATCAAAACCCGTTACCCCGAATCCGTAACCATTACTCAAGGAGAGTAAGAAAACAGCATGGCAAACACTCGCGGATATACCGAAGTTCCCGCCGACGTAGTACCGGACGTGCCCTATTGGGTGAACCAAGCGCTAGCCGACATTGCAACCGATGTGGGCGGCCTGGACTCTGAATTGTCGGGTGCATTGCAGTGGAAGGGCACAATCCCCGCTAGCGCTGATGTAGGGGCTCTTGCTCCCGGCATCTATTACACCGGGGGAACCACGAACGTTGCTACCCTGACCGGGCTCGCTCGCGCATGGCCTAGCCTTTTCATTGTCTACCCCGGCACAACTCAAGTCCGCTCTCAAGAGCAGCACGTTTACGGCAACCAGATCGAAAAGTTCTGGCGTGTAAGTGCATCTTCCGTGACGTGGGGTGACTGGAACGGGATGAATGGCGTCTACCGTGGAGAGCTCCCCGCAGGCACCAACGTTTACGACATGCGCGGACGTGACTGGCTCGGCGAATGGGATATTTCCGGAGCTGAAAGCTCTAGCACGATCCTTGGCACGCCTCCCCCGGGCATGACTGCTTGGCTACCGGGGCAAATCAAGGTAATGGGCGGCGGCGGGGGCGGCGCTAACTTGTCTTCCATCATCTACCTGCCTTATGCCGGCGTGCGGCCTCGCATGTTTGTAACCTCGATCAAGGATTACAAGGCCACCGGGTTCGACGCTTGGCACGCATGGGAAGACGCGCTAGAAAAGGGCAGCGGCGGCGGTTCGGGGAATACCTCGGCGGTCAATTCCTATGCTGCCGGGGTGCCTAATTCCATGCGTATCAACGCGCTCAAAGAGGAATATCCGCTAGCCTCCACCGGGCAAAAGGGCGTTGTGTGCTTCCGCTACGATCACGGGTTGACCACGATCAAAAACACGCTGCTAGCCATGCACCAAGCACGCGGCGTGAAGCTCTACATTGCAATGAACTCGCGCAACTGGGAAGAGGCCGAAAACAGCGGGGCGACGTTCACCGACGCGAAGGCATGGATCGCAAGCGGCCTTGCCGAATTCGGCAACCACACCGCCGACCACCGCGACCGGAACACCGCTGATGGTATTTACGATGCCATTGTGAACGGGCGCAAGGAACTAGAGGCGCAGCTAGGCCGAACCATTCACGGGTTCACCGTGCCTGGACTCTCGGAATACAAC